GATTTTACCACCTGCATTTGTAGATGAACCATCAGTACCATTCAACACAATATAATCTGTATTATCTTTTAATACATATTCGTTATATACAATTCTGTCGTTATCTGTTTCGTCTCGTAAGAAATCTGGACTTGCACTTTCTGGTACGGCGTCTGTTACAAATTCTTCTAATGCAAATTGTTCGCCATCTTCCGTAACTAAGTCACCTCTTTCAAAATCTTCTAATCTAATTACTGCCTGTCTAAAGTCTTCTAATAATATTGGGAAATCTATTTGTTCATATGCCTCTAACGCAATATAATCCTCAGACGAAGCTGTGATTGTTTCGCTAGATGTAAAGTTACTTGATACTGTATCTATTTGTATGTGAACTTTTGGCGATACTTCAGGTGATGTCTCATATCTAAATCCATGGTCAATAACTTTAGCAGATAATGCTTTACCTACACTTGAAGATACAGGATATACAAGAGCACTTGAACCACTAGATGAAGTTACTGCTACTGTAGGTAATGATAGATAACCACCACCTTTATTTGACAATCTAATTTTTGTTATATCATTTGAAGAACTGTTTGTCGCTGCTTCCATAACAAGTTGAAAATCTGTACCTTGTTCTAATAAAAGAATACCGTCATCATGTGTATCACCTTCTAAAGTAAAACCACCATTAACAACTGCAACTGTACCTGCAAGACCAGAACCACTTGTAGGATTTGTAACTGATAATGCGTCACCTACTGTATAACCTGAACCACCACTTTCTACTTGTACACTATCAATAACACCATATGTAACTTGTTCTATTTGTGCAATGGCACCTGTACCACCTTTTTCTTTTGTAAAGTTTATATTTTCACCTACAGAATAATATTGACCACCAGTATTTACTGTAACGTTATCTAATATACTTTCAACATTACATTCTATAGTAACATCACTATCTGTATTATCTGTACCAGAAAATATTGATTTAGTATTTTGTATTAATCTATCACCTGCATTTGTAGATGAACTATCTGTACCATTTAAAATTATATTATCATTTTCATCAGCAGCTGTATCTAAAACTAATCCGTCACCTCCACTACTTGAAAATGAACCAGATGTACTATCTTTATTTAAAACAAATGTAGCAACGTCATGTGTTACACCATTTAACGATATTGTAGATATTGTTGCCTTCTCAACAACTGAACTGGCAAGGTCTACTGTATCATTACCTACTATATCTGATTGTGTAATTGTTTTACCTACTAGATTGTTCATATTACCATCAGACGGTGCTGATAGTGTTGCTTTAAGTATTTGTTCAGTATCAAAGTTACCGTCTGATACTCTCATCATATCTACTGTAGGGTAATATAATTCTGGAGTTTCATTAAACAAGGCACGGAAAAATATTTCATTTGCCGCTTTTGTACCTTTTGCTTTGTATAATGATATAATATTTTTTGTTAGTTGTCTTTTATCTAAACCATTTGTAAGTGTGTTTGGTAAAGTTTGTAAAAATGTATTTCTAAATTGTTTAAAGAAATCATCTATGGTATCGTTAACGTCTGCATACTCTAATAGTTGTGTTAAGTGTGCGTTAGGGTTTGGTCTATACCTTGATATAATACCTTGAGCACCAGATGTACTACCTGTTAAAGTTTCACCTGTTACGAATAAACTATTTTCTGTAACATATAATTTTAATGCGTCTGTATCTTCAGCAAGTATAGTTGCCGTTTGACCTGAAGTGGCACCAGTAATAGTTTCACCTTTTGTAAACTCACCTACACTTGTTTGTTCACTAAGAATATAATCACCTTCGTCTTTACCAAATTCGTTAGTTGCATTTAAGGCAACAAACCCACCAGTTGCAGCTTCTAGTATTATTTGGTCACTAGCAGTTACACTTGATAAAGTGATTTGTGCTGAGTCCATAAAAACATAATACTGTTTTACGAACTCTACTAATAGTGGGTGATTTGCCTGTATATGGGCAGGTAACTGACGTGAAACTAAGTTACTTATTTTTTTGTCAAATTTTGCCATTTACTAACTCGCATAGTTTGTCGCTGTTGTGTATCCTATACCTGATGTTGTATCGTAATCATCAGCAGTTACAACCACAGTAGTATTTGTTTCATCTATTTCTATAACTTGATTACGAACTGGAACTACATCAACTGAATTAGGTACTACTGTTAGTCTAATGGTAGTAGAAGTGGCACCGTCAACATTACCAACCTCAGAAATATGTAAACTATTTAAAGTTATTTTTCCTGTTGTATAGTCTATTGTACCTTGTGTATTGTTTATGTAAACATTAACACCACCTGCGACATAATACAATCTTATATTACCTTGTCCGTCATCATTTAAAAAATAATCATTTGTAGTATCACCAGATACTTTAAACGAAGAAGAAGATAATATACCACCCATGTCTGAATTATGACCAGAGTGTGGATTATATAATGCGTTATTAAAACTAATTGTATATGTTGTTGAACTTGTTAGTGTAGCAGTAAATGATTTGTGTAATTTAAGTGTTGTGATGTTTGATAAAATACTATCGTCTGCTTTGTTTACAGTTTCAATAAATTTAGAGTGTCTAAACACTTGGTCAAATTCTTGTAAACTATCTGTATTGAAATTTGTTATTGCTGTTTGTATCAATGACTTAATACTTTCAGCTGTGTTAGTAGTTGACTTAGCGTCATACCTTATAGTTACAGTTGGTTGTATAAATGTTGTTTCTGGATCCTCAATTACAGGTGTGATACTTGCAACATTAAAATCTTTTAGTTGAGTTATAATATCTGACTTAGTTGCTTCTGTAAGTGTAGCACCAGCAACAGGATTGATAGAGATATATACTCTACCATAAACGGGTGTTTCATTATCTTCACCACCCCATACTTGAACTGATTTAGCATTTGAATAAATTGATTTAACTTTACTTTCATAGTCTTTCGCCGTTACTGCCCTATTTTGTGTGGCAAATTGTTTTGGTGCATTGAAACGAATACTTGCCGGACTTTCCGGGTCTGCACCGTTAACGCTGTTTGTGTTTACAGTTAAACTGACATCAGTAAAACCACCTACATTGCCAGATAATGCAAACGAACTAGCACCATTACTATCTGAACCATTAGTAACTATGTATATAAGTGAAACAATATTACCTGTTGATAATGCTTTACCTAAAACACCATCACCAAATACAACTTCATACTGTTCGTCTTCAGCACCTTCTAAAAAATAAATTGCTGATGTACTTGATACATCTGCTAAGTCTGTTGACAATGCATATGTTGTTGTAGTAGTATCAGTTGAACTGTTTTGAACTTTAACTAATAAAGTTGTTGTATCTGCCATATCATTCTTAATTAAGAAACGCTGATTGGCGTCTGTTGTGTTAACTGTATATTTGTTTGTAACTAAAGTACCTTCGTATAATTCTAAATTCTTAAATGTATAAACACCATCAACTGGTGTAGTTGTAGTATCTTCTTTTACAATATAATTGTAAGACACACCTTCAACTGTAGATGTAAATGTTGTACCTTGAGAAGCAGTTAAAGTTGCACCAGTAGCGTTATTGACAACTAAGTTAACATCAGCATAAGGTGCTGTTGCACTTCTTGGTGTGTAACCTACATGTTTAGCATGTGAGACAATACTGTTTCTCATATCAGCACTATCTAAAAACATTTCATTGGCAAGAACATTGGCATAAACGCCGTTGTAGTGTGTGTTATATGCTAGAACATCAAGCAATGTATTGATTGTAGAACCGTCAAAGTCATAATCAGTAAATTGGTCTTGTTGTCTTAAAAATTTTTTAAGATTAGTTTTGATACTATCAAAATCTAAATCTGTTACTTCTAGTTTTTTGTTCGTTGCCATTATCTACTTCTTTCTAGTAGTGTAGTTAACTCTACCAACTCGCCTGGTATGTTGACTACATAAAAACTTATTGTTACATTGTAAGCATTTTGTGCCAGATTAGGAATTGCATTAACAGATACTAGTCTTGCTCTTGGTTCAAAGTTTACAATTGTTTCTTCTATTACTCTTGTTAAACTATTCGCTGTGATAGGATTCATTGGTTCAAATAATACTGCATTAACATTTGATCCTATCTCAGGATGAAAAGGTCTCTCAAAATGATTAGTTAATATAAGATTTCTGACAGATTGTTTCACTGCCTCTATGTCTTTCTTAACTATTATATCTTTAGTATTATCATTTCTCTCAAAAGATAATGCTAAATCCTTATATAATCTAACACTTCTATTTGAAGCATTAGTAGTTTGAGCGTCTCTATAACCTGATTGTGTAATAGCCATACGACTATTTATAAAGATTATCCAGCGTTTACGTTAGAACTTCCACCTGTTGCACTATCTGGCCCCCAACTACCATGACCACCTGTTGCGTCACCACTCCTGTGAATACCTTTACCATTGACAAATACGGTAGAACTTGCACCTACAGCAGGGTCTCCACAAGAAGTGGCGTCACCTTTACGAATAGTCTTTGCACCATTAGTGTTGACATTAGGTGACCCACCTGTGTATGCTGTTTTGTGAAAAGGGTTAGGAGTAGGACTGGCATGACCAACATGACTATCTAAACCTGAACGTATAACTGGTTGACCCATTTATTATTTACCTTGTCCTTTGTATGCTTTAAAATCTCTTTTCTTACCCTTATTCATTGTACTAAAAGATACACCTTTGCGTTTACCTTGACTAGTCTTCTTAGGTGTTGAAACATGAGCTACAAATGATTTTGCTAATTTAGCCATTATCTACCTGCCTCTTTAGCCGCTTTAAGTGCCGCCTTCTTTGCCTCAATTATCTCCGCCTGCCTAACTTTTCTACCTAAAGGTAATTTTTGTACTAGACTTTCTTCTTTACCTTTTTTACTTAACCAGTAAACGTTAACTGTATCGCCGTCTTCTTTTCTATTTGCACTTGACTGATAAGACTTCACGGCTTTCTTATAAGACATTGCTTCTATTATTTTATCTTCTTTTCCATTATTAAAGGTAAACTCCCTCATTCTTGGCATAATTTATTCCTTTGGAGTACACTCCTCACATCTACAATGTTTACAAACTTCATACTCACTACCCTCATTGGTCTTCATTAAGGGTGTTCCACAATGAGAAGGATGACCACAGTTGTCGCAATTCATATTAACTCCTTTTTTTAGTTGATTTTTTTTTAGTTGATTTCTTTTTCTTCTTTGGTTTGACTTCCATGTCTTTCGTTAATACTAACGGTTTAGGTTTCCATAGACTATCTGTCATAGTCCATAATTTAGTTAAAAATCCCATAATATTCTCCTTTCAAAAAGAACAAATAGTGAACAAACCTGTGTCAGGATGTCGCACCTTGAAATAAAGTCAAAATAATGCTTGACTTTAAAGTATTTATGTGATAGGATATATCTATATTTAAAACGAAAGGTTATATTATGAACAAAATCCAACTAATCAAGGCTGGCATCCAACAACTGTCTTTAACT